GGCATGGTCAATGACTTTAATGATGACGGGTTGATTCGGGATAAGCCACTCAACAGCCTTCATTCCAACCATAACCAGCGCACCGATCAGGATGATAGACGCCAGTCTTAATGTCAGATTCAGAACAGGATGTGCCTTGATTTTATTTAGCATATTACTCTGCATCTCTAGCAGAACTGTCACTCTTGCGTTCATTGAGCCAGGTGCGGTACTCCATAAAAACCTTCCACCCGCCAAACGAATTCAATAAAGCATGCTGCGCCCGATTACTCAAAAGAGAAACCCAAATTGCGGTCGCAGCTATAGCGCCGCCCGCAGCCAAACACATAATGATGTAACCAATACACATTGCCACTATATTCATTGAATTACCTGGCATAGCCACTCACCACCTCTCCTTGACGCACGAACGGGCTGCGTGCGCCATTCAGACGATACAGCTCAGTCGCCCGCGTGTGATCGCCGTACCACAGATGCGCCAGCAGGCGGAAATTGCCATCTGCCTCTGCTGTGCGCTGTATAAGTGGCGGACGCGTGACAATGATCGCCCGCGCCGCCTCCTGAACCGCCAACCCTTGGTCTTTCAGCGGTTCTGTTATCGTGCGCCCCTGCTCAACGCCATAGATCGCCCGTACCTGCACGATGGCAGCCTCGATCGCAGTGCGTGCCGTATTGGCGATCGCTTCGATCTGCACTGGTGAGAGGGTGGGCGTGGCTGCCTCGACCGCCAACAACACGCCAGCTGCATCGGCCAACCCTGATGCGGTATTGACCTGCATCGTCGCGGCCGCAGCGGCGATGCCTTGCGCCTCGCTCGGTGTGTTGCTGTAGGAAATAGGGGCAGGCACAACTGAAGAGGGAGTGCTGAAGATAGAAAAGGCGTTCAGATCGCTTTGAATGCTCGCCCAGTCGGCCACCAGCTGATCACCAAACTGTCGCACATCGAGGATGCCGCCAACCAGTGCGGAAATATCATTTCCCCAGGCGCGAGGGTAAGCCAGCACATCCAGACCAGAGAGCACCACACCCGCCTGCTTACTGATCGCCAGCAACGGCCCGGTCAGTGCGGTGCGCAAGGCATCCAGTGCAGCCAATGGATTGCGCATCCGATCCACCACAGCCCCCATGTTTTCGGTGGCGGCCGCTGTGGCAGCCGTGCCGTGCTGAGCAATAGCCTCAGCCTTTTGCACAGCCAGCTCGCGAATAAAGAAAGGGGCAGCAGGGGTGGATTCAACAAACTCGATCTCGACCTGAGCCTCGTCAACGGCCTCAGCATCATGTGCGATGCGATAGGTCGCCACCTGGCAGAACATCATCCCGAAAACAGGATGCTGCAACCAGCCGCCGAGGGGCGAGGTCTCATCCGGTATCGCATCAATCTTTACACCGTCCAGTGCGGCGATAAAGGTTTGCAATCGGCTTTCATAATCGATGCCGTAGAACACGGCGCGAATAGACACATGCCGCGCCTGTGTGCCCATATCCTCGACATCGGCACCGGCGACATAAGGGTAATCGTGTTCGACCAGTGCGTGCTGAACCGCATCGCTAGTGCTGACGCAATCAAACGTCACACCGCGAAAGGTCGCATCAAGTAGGGTATCGTTCCAGGCCATGCGCGCAGCTTACGCGCAAGGGGAAAGCGCTTCCGCTAGGAAGATGTTCCGTAGCTGCTAACTACGGCGTGCAGTCCGATCAATCTTGCCGGTGACAACCTGGGTGATCTTTTCACCATCCAGATGCAGATTGATTTCAAGCGCCTGTTGCGCTTCTTGGCTTCCAAAAAGATCCATCATTCTGGCAATTCCTTCGCCAAGCTTATCATTGGCCGCCGTGCCTTCCAGTACGTATTTGCTGAGCAGCGATCCCACGCCATAACCAGCAGCCCCGGCAGCGGAAATCCCCATCCCGGCGGTACTGAACAGCGCACCACTGGCTGCCATCGCGCCACGCCCAAGCCCGCCCGCTCCTTTCTTCATGGCACCACCCAACACACCGCCCGCAGCGCCTTTTTCACCACCCATCAGGGCGGACAAGCCTGCCATGCCGAGCGCAGTAACGGCAAGCGCCGTCAGGGCGGTCGTCGCGGCAATCGTGGCCGCAGTCAGATTCGGATACTCGCGCGCAAGATCGCTGAATCCGCTGGCCAACGACCCTAGCAGCGGGGTCAGGTTCTCAAATGCAGTCTGTGTAGCGAAGGTTTTTTCATTCATCGCCTGCTGGGTTTTAAAACCAGCCTCTCTGGAGATCATTGCAAAGTTGCTATCTGTTGCACCCGCACCGTTGAGGGTCTTTTGCTGTACAGCGGTCATGTAATCACGGTTACCCATGATACCGACCAGCGCCATCAGTGCCTGTCTATCTTGTACGATCTGCCCGATGGCTGAACCTTGCAAAATATCGGCCTGCGAGGATAGCGTCGCTTGGCGATCAGCACCACTGGCTGTTTTCAGCTTAGCCTGGAGCGCCTGAAATTCACTGTTCTTGGCCACCACGCTATCTACGACGCCGACGAATGCGTCCAGTGAATCCACCCCTTTGCCACGCGCAGCAGCCAGCGTGCCGGACAAATCGATGCCCAGACTCTTTGCATCTTTGGCCGTATCACGACTATTGATTTTGGTCAGCAGATTGACCAGATTATTACCTGCTTCATCACTTGATCCAGCAGTAATTTTAGCTGCCTGATTGGCCGCCAGCAGTTTGGCTACACCCGATATACCAGAGATGCCAGAGGTCTTAGCTGCCGCCATTTGAGCAGGCAACCACTTGGCCATATCCTTCAGCTCGAAGCCACCCGCCTGCCCGGCAGTGATCGCCATATCGATGATCTTACCCATTTCGCCGGGCTTAATACCCATTGATTGCATACCGCGTATGCCGATCTGAGCCAGTTCTGAGGAGTCTGCACCGGAGGCCGTTGCCGCTTTGGTCAGCGTCGGTAGCATGCCCATCGCATCTTTGCCCGACATTGCACCCGAGGCGATCAGACCATCCAGCGTGTCAGCCGCACTCTCCCGCGTGCCGCCGCCGATGCGCACCGCATTGACGATCGCCGAATTCAGCTCACGCTTACCTGCGATGCGTCCGGTGGTGTTGCGGTCGGTGAAAGCGGTATTGGACATCTGCGCCAGGCGCATGCCGTAATCCATTGTCTGGCCAATAGGTTTGCCCAGCACATAAGCGCCTGCCGTGAGGCCACCTGCGACAGCCGCACCGTTTTGCAATCCGCGCATAGCCTTCTGGCCAAGCGTGAACTTTCCCATTTCGTTATTCAGTTCATGCACACGGCGGCGCGTAGCATCAGCAGCACGCGCCTGTTCACGCATCGACATCGTTCCGGATCTGGACAGTCGGTTATAGGCAGCCTCGGTACGCTGTATTTCGCGTTGTATTTCGCGCTCCGACCGCATCCCCAACACTGCTGCACCGGCGCGGGTCTTTTTATATTGAGCAACGCTGCGGGTCAGTCCGTCATTCGCCTTTTGCGTCTTGGCAATGCCTGACTGGATGTCGCGCTGCGCACGCGTGAACTCACCAGAAGCGAGGTCGCGCAAGCGCATAATCAGGGAGAGTTCGAGATTCTTGCCACTCATGACTTAGCCTTTCGATGGCCCTTGAAACGGTTGGTGTTAGTGTTACCTTTCAAGTTACCGGAAAGCCGATTAATGACGGACAGGTGAGACTCGATTTCCGCCTCAGACATATCCAGCACTTGGTGTGGGTGAAATCCGGCGCGGGCGAGCAGCGCCTGCGCTAGGCGAACGCTGTTTAGCTGCTGCTCAGCGCGTCGAGCTTTTTTTCAACTTCATCCGATGCCATTTCAAGTGCGACGGCATTGCGGTCATATAGATCCATCAGTAGCTCGACGGTGACCTTTTCCTGTGGCAAACCCTCAAAGCTGACCCGTTGTGCCATCACGGCATAGCGCAAGGTATTGGAATCTGCATCACCGCCAACCGTTTCGACTGCTGCACATGAGTCGCGCAGCCTAGCCGGGCGAATAGAGAATGACTTGAATGTCTCACCCTCTACCGTGATACCGATCGGCAGTGTGCTTTTAACGATAAGTTCACTCATCGCTTAGACTTTCCGCAGGCAATACAGGCTGATGTCACGCACCATTTCACCTTCTAACTGGTAACGCGATCCGACGCTAATCACGTTGGAATCATTAAAACTGGTGCGCTTCGATGGATTGCCGACCGGGTAGATCACGATCAGTGCGTCTTTCATAGTACGCCAGTCGAATTCACCCAGAGATGGAGATGGAGCGGTGATCTTCATCTCGACAGATTCCGCACCGCTCACGCTGCCTTTCGGGCGGCCGGTACGGTTCATGGTTTTAACGGGTTTGCGGCCGGTTGTAACGGTGTCATCGAATGACACAACATCAACCTCCTGCCCGTTGATCTCAACAACTATCTCGCCATCATATTCAAGTGCCATGTTAAAACTCCTTCATTCAGTAACAGCAGCCTTGGCTGCGTCGTTGCGTGGGACTGCCCTTGCGGCAGTAGTTATAACGGGTTTTACAGATACAGATCGATGCGACCGGCAAACACATGCAGGCCATTGACCACATTGGTCGGGATCTTCGCATCCAGACGGTTCGGGTCTTGCAGGTCACGTTCAACGATCAGCTGACCCTTCCACAGATCCACGTTCTGCACGATCTCCAGCTCCTCCAGCTTGTACAGCACGTCCAGCAGCTCGGAACGCACCTTGTCGGGTGTACGCGCCGAGAGCTTTTCACGCGGGAAGCGCAGCGCGATACGCTCGCGGCAGGCTTTACGCACATAGTCCAGGGTGCGGATGGTCGTCAGGTCCAGCATCGAGATGTCCGGCACACCCTGCGCATCAAGCATATAAGTGGTGATGGCGCGCACGATCTGCACCTTCTCGCCCGGGCCTACCTCAGATGGGGTAATGCCGTTGTACAGCGCGTTCTCCTGCTCGACACGCCCCAGACGGTTCGCCAGCGGGTTCGCCAAAATGCCGATCAGCGGCAAGGTATTGAGCGGCCGCGCCGGATCCTCTTCACTGGCCACTACCGCACCATAAGCCGCCGCCACTTCAAAGCTAGCCTCAAAGCCGTTCGGTACCAACAAACCACTGATGCGTCCGCTGTTGATATTGGCAGCCAGCGTGGTGCTCGCGGCCAGCGTGCCGATATGCGCAAAGATACCCACCGCACCGCGCTGCTCTAGTGGACCGGAGACCGCATCCAGATGGGTACGCAAAGCAGTCAGACTGGTCTGATCGTTCCAGGCACTGATGATGATGTTGTGGCCTGCGGCGAACACCGTGGCCAGCACAGTAGCGATATCAGGATCTGTAGCACCGGCAGCCATCGCCACCACCACAACCGTCACACCCGCAGCCGCAGCGACGGCGCTAACCTTAAGGCCATTGCCCAGCGTGCCCTTGTTCTTGGCGGTCAGCGTAATCACACCCGCTACAGCAACAGCGGTCACCGGCAGATCAGGCTGCTTGGCGATCTGCGCTACCAGCGCGGCGGCGATGATGGTCGGCGTATCGGCTGCCGTGACGGCCACGACGATCGAC